CGCTCGAATTCTGATTGTTTACCACTGCAAGCCCCGCAATTCCTAACACATGCGAGAATGATATAGGGAATGCTATATTAACGTCGGTTCTGTACCCTACCCATGTATATCCACCCTGTATAATTAGCGGCACTGCGCCGCCGAGCTTCACCCACCATGCATTCGCATTCGACACATCGCCCGCGACGACGCCCACTGCTGAGAGATCATCCGTATCGAGAAAACGTTTGAACGGAGTGTCGTTGATTGCGATCGAACCATTCCCACCCCGATGAAACATCCTGCCGGTAGGCTGCTCAATCCAAAGCTGCGTTGATTCAGCATTTTTATCCGCCGGAAGGTTGAGAAGCTGCCCGTATTGCCCCGGCTGGTTTGCTATTTTATTGTTCTGAGTAAAGTAGCCCAGGAACACGCCCAGCGCGTTAAGTGCGGCGTTCGTTGTCGGCAGTGTTGGGTTTGTCCCCAGCCTGTGCAGGTAGTCCCACAGTCCGGCATCCCCGTCCAGCGTGCCTGCTTTGCCAACGGTTATATTGGCTAATGAATCGGTTCCTGTACCACCATGAGCTACTGGAAGAATTCCGGTGACACCGCCGACTACTGTCTTATCAGCTCCGTTAAGTATTCCTGCGTTTTCGCTCGCAAGATCTGTTTTGATGGTCTTGCCCAGCATGGCAGGCGTTACGATTTTCGACGTGTTCGTCCCTGCCGTGACTTCTTCTTGCGTTGCGTAGTCGATCGTGCGATACAGCATCGCCCATGTGACGGTGCCGTCTGCCATGGTGTGCCCCGCACTGCTCCAGACGGGTTCCGCATTCGCGCTCGTCCCCTCGGTGACCGCTCTTGCGACAACGTTCGCTGGCATGTTCGGACTTTTGACTACCTGCCCGGTTCTATAAAATGTGCTCGGCTGCCAAAGCTCGTCAGCCACCAGACTGGATAACACGGAGTGCTTGTTTTTCTCAAATTCGATATACTGCTGTTCTGTAGTCCCCTTTGACGGGTTCGCTGGATCTGGATAGTCGAACATGCCTGCTGTTGACTGTAATTTCAATACGTCTGCCATTTTTACCTCCTATAGCTAAACTGTTTCATTGACGAACCCCTGCCATGTAATATCTACCGTACCTGCCACCTGATTGCCGTCCTCATTCAGCAGGGCGATGCGGCATGGGGTGCGGGATAGTATCTTTGGATACATGACAATACCGCTCCCTTGCACGGCATCGATGCGCACGGCGGTGGTCATGTAATTCGGTGTTGTGATGGGCAGCTCGGTGCCCGCAGCCGGTACATATAAGTCTTCGAAGTGTTCCTGCCGGTCGGGTACGTCGATATATGCATGCAGACTTTTGACGATGGTTTCTTGAATACTGGAATTTTTCGCTACGATTTTGACTTGAATCCTTGAACCCGCCTGTACTAGCACCTTGTCTGACCACTGCTTCCAAAGCTCCTCGGCGGTGCTGCCTTTGAGAAGCTGCCGGTAGTACACAATGGCGGGGCCTTCTATTTCCATAGTCAGCCAGAGCTGCCCCGAGGCAGGTGCCACAAATTCTCCCATCACCTCGTAAGCTGCGAAGCCTGTATCCCACATGTACGCAGCGGGCTTCGTCCATAAACGTCTACCGGCTTCGTGCCACATGGTAGATGTATTCTTCGCATGGATATAGCCGTCACTTGCCAGTACAAGACCGCTGGTTTTGATGTCTGCCCAGCGATCCGCGCCGAAATCCTTGTCGAAAAGCACGTTTTCCTGCAATAGGTCGCCCATCTCCAGCAGGCAATAAGCGAAATTCTTCGACTCATTCCCATTCTGATCCACGGCTTTAATCATGACGGCATGCGTACCCGGTCGGATGGTCTGCGTCTCATACGGCTGGTTCGTGATAAGCCCTTCTTGTACGGGTATTCCCGCGTCCCATTTGAGCTCCTTACCTTGTGTGTATTTGAGCATGAATCCTGCTACATCATTGGGCTCTGGGTATGTATATTCCCACCAATAACGGCGAATGCCACTCGCCAGCTTCTCGGCGTTCAGTGCTGCGACGTCTGGCGGTGGAATCTGCACCGAAACAGGCTTAAACGCATACGCTTGCACGTCAGCCAAGCTCTGTTCCATGCCGCCGAAGATATTGAAGGCCGTGAATTTGAAGTAAACGGTCTTGCCAATATAAGAATCAGCAAGGCCAGACTTCAGGAAAGTTTCATCGCACCGCGCGATTCGCGCGCCCTTTACATGGTAATCTGCTTCGCTGCCAAACTGCCCGCGCACCAGCCCAGAAAGTCTCCACGTTCCGTCCTCGAGGAGTTCGGCCGTTTGATAGGATAGTGCCTCCCCGCCAACATACATGACCGTATCACCGTTTTTAGCACTTTCCGCATCCACGGAGGTAAAGCTGCCCTGATTCAGTGCCATTTCAAGCACGGTGTCTTCTCTATTCAGCGGTTTTGTCAGCGTCCCGTAGCGGGCGCGGTTGTCGATGGTGCCCAGCTTCTTGTAATACTGGTTTGTATCCGATACCCAGACGGAGCAGCCACCCCAGTTGGGATTTTTGCCCCACGTGCCAATCCACACCTCATTGTCTGCACTGGTCATGAGTGCTGGCGGCTGGAATATCATGGGCGGTTCGCAGATGCCGGGATCCGGGTTGAAATCAATGAGTGGGCGTTCGTTATCGTGGACGTTGTACTCTGCCCCACTATAAACGCCCTTTGCTCTCGAGATCGCCGTGAAAGTGATGATACCATCCGTGCCCTCTGTTGCGCTGTCAATCATAGCCGGCTGGTTCTCTATCCCCATGAGCGGGTCATTCAGCATGACAAGGTCACCGGGTTCTAGCCGGCAGAAGGCCCAGTCGAGCTTGAAGGTATATTTCACCCGTTCGTATTTGTTCTTGCGGCACAGTTCCTCCGCCAGCCTGACGGCACGGGTCTTGGTATACAGGTAATGTGCCTGCGTCGTTGACGCCTGCCGCACCCCAAATTCCTTGATGTCGTCATTATCCTGGTAGTTGACGATTTCCTTTTCATAGGCATTCGCGCGGTTCAGAAATTCCACGGATATGCGGTTGTAAATCTCCGATGAATCCTTGCGGCTATAGAAAACACACACCCCGCCGGTCTGTGGGATGAAATCATCCGGCGTTAGGTTATATCGGATTGTCTTGTCCGGTTTCCATTTCCCCACGGGGCGGTCAGCGCGCGGTACAATCTTTAGCCGGTTATTTGACCAGAAGATATAAGCATTGGTGATGTTGGCGATGTCATTGATGATCTCTCGGGCTGCCTTCGCGTCCAGTTTATCGGACGGCGTAGAAATCAGCATGTCTGCTTCCTTGCAGTACTGCCTGTAGTTCTCTATCCCGTCGATTTCTATCCCGCCAAGGCCGATTTTGTTCAGCACATAGAGGATATAGTCGGCGGGGTTCACGTCTATTCCATCCCCCGTTTCCAGCAGCTTGCCTTTCACTTCGAAATTGTAGGACGGCATGGAGCCGCTATCACCAAGATCGATCACCCCCGCCATATAAGCCAGCCCGCTATAAGCGAGCGCCTTGTCAGGATGCTTCCCCGCCGTGTACGCCCACGGCTTCTGATCTTCTTTCCCATCGAAAAGCGTGAGTCCAATGTCCCCGTTGGGATACTGGTATAGGCTCTTGTCTTTCCACATCTTGCCGATGCCGGAAATTTGCCCCTCACACAATGCGAGGATCACCGCCACGGTATAGGTGTAAGTGATGGTCGTCGTCCTTGACCTGCCACCTTTACCACTTTTCTGGCTCTGCCGGTGTTCGTGTGCAGTGAAGTCATCGTAGTAGATGACATTCGGAGAGATGCGCGTTGTGCCAAGGATCTCTGGGACGGTTGACCCATATTCGGCCGTGGAGACAGTGAAGCCAGAAATCTTATTTTCCCGTATGGTCGTATTGTGGCCACCAAATAAGCCCATGCCCTACCTCCTAAACCGATACACACCATGCAGCCGCGATTTCCCTTTGGCTGTCAGAAACATGACGTCATTGATGTCTGACAGGATGACGCCACGCTCTACCATGGCGTGGATCACACGCCCGTCCCCCACATATACCGCGCCATGGGAGACGCAGCGTCCAAATTTATACAGCAAAAAGTCCCCTGGCTGCATCTCATCCACGGGAACTTCTGCGCAGTATCTTTCTACCACTTTGAGGAACCATTCCTCCCCATGGTGCAGATGCCACTCATTGGAATACGGGGGGATCTTGATAGCCCCACGCTTGATGTATCCCGATCCTTCGAGGCAGGCGATGAGTAGCATGCCACAATCAATCCCCTTGCCCTTGACCTTCGCCTGATTCACGTGAGGCGTCCCCAACCATGTGTAGGCTTCTTTTACGATAGGATTCACAGTAACACCTCTTTCAATGGTACGAACGGCGCAATGACGGACGCGGAGTCTTCTTCCGTGCTGGAAGACACCGTGCCGCCACTATTGGCATACGTCCCTTGCGGGTAGAACCTGCGCCGCGGAAATTCCTGCGACATGCCCTGCACTTTACTCTTTACCGTGAGCTTCATGGCGAGCCCGCCGCAAGACTTAACCTCCGTCAGCCCGGAAAATAGTCCCACGACGCCCATCACCTCTCCGTCAAGGTCGAAGAAGCAGCGGCTCATGGCAAGCGTCGCTCGGTCGAATGCTCCATCATGCGCCGCCAGGAAGATCGGCTTGTCGCCCAGCTTGTCCTCGATAGTCGCATAAATGGATACTGTCATGGAGTCGACGGAAACAACATTGTTCAGCTTCGTCTGCTCTCTCTTTAGCATGATCGCATTATGCAGGTACGTATGCCCGCCGTAAGTCACATCATGGTCGGCATCGGTGAAATAATATGCAGCCCCGCTAAAAAGGGTGAGAACATACAAATCACACGACACCATTTCCTTCTGTGTATTGAGATACCTAGCCAGCTCTTCTGTTACGCTTTTCATCGGACCACCTTCAATGCGATAGAGCACTCAAATAAATTTACGTATTTCTGCTTCACTGTGATCCTCTTCTTCGCAAATACCACCTTCCACCAATAATCGTAAGTCGCCGTGACAACAGCCCCCGCGTTCGTCGGATGATTGAATACAATCGCCCCGCGATCGATGGTGTACTCCTGCGCCGTGCGCTCCGCCCCGTTTACCCATACCGTCAGCTTGTCCGCATAGTACGTAGGTTCCTGCTGGCCATGCATGTTTGCCGTCAGCTGGTAAGACCCATCGCCGTTCCTTGCCAGCCGCAGCTTCTCACAATGGTAGTTCTCCGCATCCTTGTAGAAGAATGGGATAAGCGTCCCCTTCACATGGGAACGGAATGCGAAGAGCGTATCTTTCTCTTCTGCCGTCAAAGCCGGAAAATCGATGGTAAACTGCCAGCCCGGCAGCGTCTGCGAAGTGATGGCACGCCGCTTCCCGCTGGCAGTCGTCTGCTCCGCCACGTCCCAGTCGTCCTCGACCTGCGAGGACCACTTCACACGGCGGGCATTCAATGGAAATAAAAGATTCGCCATTACCACACCCCCGCGTCCGTCGTAAAATCTCGTGTCCCATCGAAAAGCATCTGCTTGATGGAGTCCGTGCCGCCGCCTCGAAGGAAATCCATAAAAGACGACGCATCCATGGCCGATACATTCAGCGTCACGCTGCCGCCGCTTCCCGCCGCGCCCATGGCCGGTGTTCCCACCTGCCCGCCTTCTGCATAGTGAGGGCTATTCAGCATGTTCAAATATCCTGTGCCCAGTCGCTGGACAGCCGCTGCATTGATGACAAATTCTCCATTGGAAAGCATGGCCGGAATAGAATCGGAGGTGCCTGTCCCCGGACCGGTAACAAAGCCACCATCCTTAAACACGCTTCCGGCTGCTCTGGCAGCACCCATCTGCCCGGCGACAATGCCTGCCGCAGCAGGGGCGGCCCATGGGTTAGCAGCAATGAGTGCCGCTGTTGCATTGGCGGCTAGTGCCCCGCTCTTGGCTGCCTGTGCTGCTTTCTCTTTTGCTGCGCTGGCGACTTCCTGTGCGGTCTTTGTCTTTCCCAGCCCGATCATAGTCATCAAGGAGCCAATAGCTTTTTGAAGCACTGCCTGAAGAACAGTGGAAAGCACATTATTAGCTAGATTGTTCATGATGTCGCGGAAATTCTTCCCGTAGACGATGCACTGGGTCAGCCCTTGCGCTATCCCATTCACCAGCTGCTCTTGTACCTGCGCCAGGGTGAGATTCATGTACTCGCCCCATTCCATGGCGTTTAGCATCATTTGTTCATGCCAAATCTGCCGCATCTCATTCAGAGCCTGCTCATTAGCCAGGATCGTTGCATAGCTCTCCCCTGTGATGGCGTCTTTCTCCTCCATCATGGCCGTGAACTCTTCAAGGGACGCTGCATGGCTCGCGCTATCTAGCTGCCGCTGGGCTTCCTTGACAGCCGTCTCTCGTGCGTTGACCTTTTCAATCGCTTCAATCTGGATCGCGCTTATCGCGTTCGCTGATTCGATTTCTATGTTCTTCTTCTCGGCGGCTATATCCTGCGCTGCCTTGATGGCTGCCGCCTTCTCTTTGGCATAAGACGCTTCAAGATTCGCCTGCTTCTGCTGCAGAAGGCTCGCCTGCTCTTCGTTGCCTCCCGCCTGCGCCTTAGCAATTTGGCTGGAAAGCCGCGCCATTTTTTGCTGATATTGGACGGCCTTTTCTCCGCCATCAGCATAGGCTTCCAATTCCTCATTGGCCTTTTCTTGCAGTTCGCCGTATTTGGCAACGGCTTCTCCTACGGCCTGCGCCCTCTTTTGCGCCTTTTCCAGAATCTTTGCATAAGCACTGACGGGACCGGTGTTTGCCTGACTTTTGATTTTAGCGGTAATCTCTGCGGCCGGATTTGTATACTTACTTTTACCCGCATTGTAACTTGCGGCGACAGCTTTGCCGATTGACGCCAGCACATTCTCTCGAAGCGGAAGAACGGCCTCCGGCCCTGCCTCCCCTACAATGGCAGGCGTACCGTGTTTGGTCTGCCCGCCATTAGCTAGAGGAACCAGCCCTCCGACGATACCGCCCCTTGCCATGCCAAATACGCCGCCCTTGGCGCGGCCGGCAGGAGTAACTTCCTCGCTTCCTCCGTCCACATTGCGGCGAATGACATTCACTACCGTATCAATCGGATGTGCCATGAAGTCTTTGAGTCCCTGCCAAATACCCTTGGCATAATTGACCGCTTCATCAAACTTCTGCCTCACGGAAGCGGCCATGTCTGATACGGCATCGACGACTGCATCCCGCACGGAAAGCGCAATGGCCTTCACTTCGTCCCAATGGGTGTAAAGCAGTACGAGTATAGCAATAACTGCAGAAATCGCTAATATAATGGGGTTCGCCTGGCAAGCCAAAGCAAATGCCATGGCAGCCCCTTTGGCGGCGAGGAAGGCCGTCTGCACGCCCTTGATGATGGCCACAGTAGCTGCCATGGCTCCAATCGCTTCCACCACGATAGTGACGGCGGTCTGATTTTCCATGATGGTATCTTTCATGGATGCGAAGGCGGTCATAACGCCGTCAGCGGCCGCCGCAGCTGCAGGACTTATCCCTTGCAATTCCTGAACGATGGCCTCATGCAGCCCTACGTCCTTCGCCGCGTCACGAATAGCATTGATGTGCGTCTTGAACCCTTCCGCCATTTCTCCCGCCGCATCAAGAACCCCCGGTACGTTGAACGCCTGAGAGATGATATCCCCCATCGCGCTCATGCTGTTTGCTACCGCTTCCTGCGCATTGGAAAACTTCGCGGAAAGGGTGTCCGACATGGAACTGGCCGCGCCTTCTGTCTTCTCGGTGATTTCGTCCCATAACGTCTGCAGGGCATCTTGCGTAAGCTCGCTTTTCGAGCTCATGTCTTTCAGCTGCTCTACAGGGATACCCATTTTCTCGGACAACAGCTGCCATGCAGGAATCCCGGCGTTAATCAGCTGCATCATGTCCTGCTGGCCGATCTTGCCCGCCATTTGCATCTGGGTAAGAGCCAGATTGACCGCCCCTACCTGCTCGGACGTCAGCCCATACGCAGACCCAAGGTCTACGATTTTCTGCATTTTGGATGTGGCAGTGTCCACATTGTCGCCGATATTGACCCACGCTCTGGCAAGCGGCAGCAGCTTGGTCGTATCATAGGCAGACGCTTCGCCGATATCCTGAATGTTTTTTACAAGGCGGCTCGCCTCCTCATCGCTATTGAGGACGAAGGAAAGCCCCTTGTGCAAAAGCTCCGTTTTGGCTGCCGCCGACAGTGCCGCTTTGCCGAACGAGTAAATGGACCCTACGGCGAATGCACCCGCCACCATGTTGCGGATCTTACCGAGGGCGCCTCCAAGGGCGTCTACGTCGGAAGATGCCGATTTCGCGCCGTTAGATACTTCGCCGAAAGGGTTAGGAATTTTGACATTCTTGACGCCTTTCAGCTCCCCCTTGACCTTCCCACTCTCGGCTATCGCCTTACTTCCATCGGCAGTGATTTCCACTCGGATTTCATGCTGTGCCATTCTTTCGCCTCTTTTCCTCCTGCTCTTCAATGAGGGCCTTGATATATTCTGCCTCGTCCCGGTCGTACTTCCCACGGAAATCTCCAGGCAGCAGCTCTTCCACCTTGACGCCCCGTTTCGGCGCCCTCATACCACTATTGATGACGGGCGCCGTGATGAAAGATGCCGTAAAAATGCGCCTGTCTTTCATTCTGGCCACGTACCCGTCTATCCTGTGAGTAATTTCCCACGGAGTGGCGGCGGCTATCTCCTCGCCCGTCATTCGCAGTTTCCCATAACAGATAGGCATGATAGCCGAAAGATATTCCCTAAATGTGGTTATTCTTCCGGCTTCACTCCGTTTTTTTCGTCTGCCTCTGTGCAATCTTCCAGCCCATCCACATCCTGCGCCGCAACGGCCATTCTCTCAAGCAGCACGCGGGATACCTTCGCCCCCATCAGGCCAGACACTGCCACCGTTATCCAAAATACTGCCGACAGGCTCGGAAGTCCTTCTGAAAGCACGAATTTTTCAAGCAATGCCTCAGCCTCTGGGTCGGTGATCTTTTTATCCGCCTGCTGCAGCGCCAGCTTGAAGGCATGACTCAGCAGCTTGTATGGGGTGTCGCCCTGTGATAACTGTACGATCAAATTCCCATCGTTCTCGGCATCCAGTTTTTCAAAAACGGATAAAGAAAAAACGAGCGCATACTCGCGCCCGTCAATCTTTACCCACACTCTTCGCAGAATGCGGTCATATCTCATTTGTTAGCCTCCTACATGTTCGGCCGCTGGGCCTTTGACATCGTCTACGGTGGTTAAGCCAGTGTAGAATTTAGGCGCACCTACCCCGCCAAGGGTGATACTGAAGGATACCATATCGTCATGCGGCGTTTCATCGCCCAGCTTGGTGATGTTGTACCAGTTGCGGTCCGCTTCTCCTGCATCTGTGAAGAAACGGCAGATATCCACCGCTTCTCCCTTTACGAAGGCATCCTTGAGCGCATCGTAGGCTGCATCGCCCTTGGTCACGTAGCCCTCGACAGAAAGCTCAGTTGTCTTGGTCCCTGCGTAGGTTTCACCCCAACCGCCGGAATCCTTATTGCTCCCATCAATGGAATCTGCAGACATTTCGAGATTTCCCTTGGTCTGTCCCCCGATTGCCGACCATTTCGGTGCTGCCTCAGTGGCTCCCTCACCAAAATTCAGATACACGATACAATTTTTGCCCTGAAGACGATGCTTCGCATCCGTCATAGTGGCTCTTACTTTATCTGCCATGTTCTTCCTCCTTACATCCAAACTTTTGCTTTATAAGTGATGAGGCAAGCCCCCGCTCTGCCAGTGACTGCTCCGAACTGCATTTTCGTGACGGCTCCATGCTGGATCATATCATCAAGCGTATCATTCGCCGTCAGCGCTTCTCGCACATCCATTGCCATATCCTCTACCCCATTCTCCGATGTCGGATCAATGAGATAAATAGAAAACGCAACAACGGCCATGTCGGCCCCTTTGGATGTGTCCACGAATTCCATCTCGCCAGCTGCCACGGTTCCGGTCGGAACATTTGGGATAGCTGCCCCCTTGAACTCCTTCACCCATGTAAGACGCGGAAGGCTTTCTTCCAGGTAGCTTCTGACCTTTTCCGTCAGCTTCGAGAGATTGAAACGGCCCTCGTCCATGATCCGCGTTCCTCCTCATCGTCCTTCTCCTCATCCGCGAGGAAATCTGCCTTGAGGATCCTCCCCCGCAGGTCTTCCACAAGAGACGCATAGATCTTGTACTTGATGGAGTAGGCATCTTCCTGCCTGTCTCCGATCATCGCACTGGCATCCGTCCCAATGAGGTTCAGGCAGCAGTCACGGCTTGCAACCGCCACGGCCAGCTTCTTAGCCATGGGTGTTACCGTCACTTTCTTGACGTTGTATGCTGCCGCTATGCGGTCTACGTACTCATTCGCATCGGCGATTTCCTGATCCGTCACACGGTTGATGAGCAGCTGATCCGCGATGTCGTCTTCTCTGATGTACTCTGTCATGATTACCTCTTTAGCCCTTGGGCGATCTCCATACATGCAAGATCCGTGTAGTGGTCAAATACCTTGACCACGTCTCCCTCTTTGGCGTCCAGTGCCTGGTAAAGGAAAGGATCCGGGCGAATGCCCGGCCAGTTTACCCTCTTTGCGAAAATAAACTCCCCACCCTTCGCCCACCTTAGCGCTTTTCGGGTTCGGGGAACAATGACGCGGGGGCGCGCGCCGTTGTGGATAGGAATCCCGTAAGGCGCTTGCCCTTCATCCAGATACACCGTCCCGACAAGCCCCTGCTGCATGATCTTGATTGATCGCTCCAGATTGCCCGTCCTTGGTGTAAATCGATGGTGTTCTCCCGCGTATTCCTGCACCATCCCGATACTCTCTTTAATGGCCAGCCGACACATACTCTCGAATATCTTCTTTGCATCCATCAGCCGCCCCTCCCTTCACAAATCAGGCAGTCGCTGCCTTGATCTGAATGTTGCGAAGGACTGCCGCTGCCTTGGTCGCCTTGAGGGCTACGGCCGCCACCATTTCCACATCGCCCTTCTTGACTGCGCCTGCAGTGCTGAAATCCGGAAGGCGGGATGTAATCATGGAAGAACCAGCCACAGTCACGCCATGGAAGCCGTCAAGGCCAAAACGAACGGCATAGATGGACGTTGTGCCTTTCTCCGGATCAATGGACACTACAGGATCATTAGAGCCGCTCTTCGCGCCAAGGTCAATGAGCGGAATGCCGTCATACATCGGAATGATCTTTCCAAGATTGTCTTTGGTTTCCTGATACATGGTCGCGCGGCGAATGACTGCTTTGAACTTCACAAACATCTTGGAGCTCATCAGCAGCGCAGATGGGGTCCCATCCATGCCCGCAAGTGTTTCATCCAGATTGTCCAGGAAGTCCATGAAATTGGTCTCAATCGCTGCTGCCGTGGAAAGGTCGATCGGCTTCGCCAGCTCGTTTTCCGTGTCGCTTCCCTTAATGGCTACATCCAGCCCATCAAAGGCATTTGTATTGGTGGTACGGTTGCCGTTGATTACCGTATCGTTAAACAGCGCAGACGCTGCTTTGATTTTCTGGCGTGCCTGCAGGGTCAGCTCGTTCTCTACCCCGCCAATGCTCGCGATAACGCGGTCAATTTCATAGGAACCGCCAAAGATAGCCAGGTCTACAGTCTTGCGTTCTTTGGTGACTTCCTGCGGGGTATAGTCGCTGTTAATGGCACGGAATGCCGCCTTCGGCTGGGTTTTCACTCGGTTATAGGCATACGTCAGCGTTGCGCCGCCACCAGACGGGGATACCACGTCCGCGAATGTCAGATTGTTCAGCAGGTAGTTGGATTTCTGGAACTCGTCAATGGTTCCCTTCACCAGCATGTCCTGTGTATTAAGTTTTGCCTGTTCAAGTGTTACTGCCATTTGTCATCTCTCCTAATTGTTGTTTAACTGGGCAGCAATAGCGCTCGCCAAGGTCACGTTGCCACCGTTGGCGCCGCCCCCCTGCCCACCATTGCCACCTTTGCCGCCACCGCTTCCGGCGTTCTGGTTGTTCTTCACCGCCCAGGAATTATCCTTGAGCCATGCCGCGGTGCCGTCTTCGATGGATACCTTCTCGCCTTTAGCATTCGTGAACTTATACGAGCCGTCCTCCTCGGCTGCGATGCTCGGAATGAGAATCTTTGCAATTTCTGCCGGGCTGGCTGCATTCCCTTTTGTGAGGGCTGCTACCGTCTGCTGCGTGATATCCGCATGTACCCTTTTCGCGTGTTCTTCCCCGCGAGCCTTTTCTGCGGCATCATATTTCTTCGTCAGCTCGTCCAGCTGCTTCTGCATCTTCTCGACGGCCGTCTGGTCTCCTGTACCCTTTTCCGTCAGCTCCTGCACCTTCGCTTCGAGTTCGGTGATCTTTGCATCAGACGCATTCTTGGCTGTACGCTGCTTGGCTGCCTCCGCATTGATTTTACTGATCTCTGCCTTGATGGTCGATGCCAGAGCTTCGCCGCCGTCCTGTTTTCCTAATGCTTCGTACACTTCTGCCAATGTCATAATAAGAACCTCCCGTGTTCTTCACTCTTTGGGCTTCTATCCCAATAAAAAAGGCCGTTCTTTAACGCCTGCGGCAGGGCTCCCGTCCCTTTGGAAAGGCAATAAAAAAGCACCCTTTCGGATGCTTAATATTCTGTGACGCGACCATTTTCGTCTGGTTCTGGGTCTTTGAAGAACTCTTCATAACTCTTTCTAGCTTCAGGCGGTGCGTCCTTTGCAAGCCTCAGTCCGCCATATTTATCTCGATAATACCATTTAGGATTAGTTAAAAAATACGGCATCTTTCCGTCACCGCACATCTGTCTTTTCTCCATTATTCCACCTCCTCAACCATTCTTCTAAAGCCTTCCCTAACACATTAGGGCTCCCGCAACGCATATTTGCATGACATTCAGCAAAAAACTCTCGTGGGCTTTTCTGTCCATACTCAGAAAGCCAATTTTTGTAGGTTCTGTTTGTAACATTTGAATCAATCGTCCTAGCAATCTTAATGATTTCCTTCTTAATCTTTCCTGCTTCTTTAAGATGTGCAGACTTCACATCGTAGTCACTTACACCTGCAATACGGCCATAAACCGCAACCGTTTCAATAGCATGCCCCAGCTCATGGCTCATTGTATAATGCAATGCTTCATTTTCACTAGCTGGCATTTTGAAATTGCTTTTAGCTTGTCTATCTACAGCCTTCTTGATTACTGTCTTGTCTTGGAATGAATTTTCATTTATAGAAATATCAATGCTCTCCCCACCTCGGAAATAATATGAAGTGACTCCATACGCTCCCCTTAAAGGTTCAGCCTTTAAATTCAAACCATGTGCTTTGACATATTCAGCAAATTTAGGGTTGCCCTGCAGCACATCTACGACTTCTTGCTTCATCGCTACACGAATTCCTCTTGGTATAGCGGAAAAATCACAACTAACTCCAGCATCTTTAAATGCCTTCGTAATCTTGCTCTCTTGAATTATATCATGAGGAATGCGACAAGTCATTATTTTGGAAAAGAACCCTTTGATGTACTTTCTCCAATCACCGCCTTTATCTACGTTCTTCGCTCCATTTTCACCTAGTAATGAAGTACGGTGTGACTTGCTAAGGCTCTTGATATATTCCATACCACCATCAAGAATTCGGGCTTTTGGTGTCTCACTCTTCAATCTGCTTGAACCCTTGAACACTGGAACCAATCGGCACATGCAGTTCGGATGGACTGGCAGGGATGGTACTTTATCTTTCGGGAAAATGCCTTCCCCCATGCTCCACAAATCAGCATGGGCGTACAGGTCGCAAATGTCATCGCATGGATGGCGGCTCGACAGCTTCCACTTGAAGGCGATGCAGTCGGGATCATTGGCATATTTGTACATGACCCCATCCATGTAGGCTCTCGCTTTCTCAGTGCGGGCAATTCGTTCCGCGAAGTATCGGGCTTTCTCTTGGGTGGCCACGTAAATGGCTTTATCTACCATTTCTTCATTGCCCTTTGAAATAGCGTCGATTATGCCATTGTAGGCCGCCTTGAGTCCCTGCGTGGATAATTTATCTATGTTCCTTTGCGCATCGCGCAGGGCACGTTTGAACGCGTTCCCTTGGTAGTCTTTAGACAGAGCGACAAGCTTTCCCATGAATTTCGGGATTTCCTGTTTCGGGATGACGTGATCATGGCCGTATCCATCAAAAAGCCCCTTGGCAAGCGTCATGACGCTGCCGCCCTTCTTGATGGCTGCTTCGATGGTCTTTGTCGCCTGCTCCACGACCCACCGGCGGCCATGGGTGGTGCGCTCGGAAAGCGTTAAACCATCCTCGGCCCATGCTTTTGCCATGGCTGCCTTCAGTTTTTTCTTCTCGACGTCAGCGGCACCGCCCCTCTGGGCTTCTGCCACCAGCACATCCACCAGCTCATCTCGCATGACTTCCATGACGGGGTGTTTCTTGTAGGCGCTACGCACCGCCTCCAGCGGCGTCATTCGCCGTTCCGTCTTGTTCAGGTTCTCCCTGATCTCCCTTTGGAACTCCGCCAGCTCCTTCTCCGCCTTTGGTGTCATCATCTACTCCGTATGCTGCATCCTGCGCGGCTCTCTCTGCCGCTGCCTTCATTTCCTTCAGAATGGTGTCATATACATCCGGTGCCAGGTTCGGCATGTATGCTGCCAGCACCTTCTTCAAGACTTCCTGCTTGTATGCGATGGAATCAAAGCCAAGGTCGATAGCTGCCTGCGCATTCGCCAGTCCGTCCGATACATCGGAAATCTTGAAATCACGCGGGTATTCCACCTTGTAGCCAGTGTTTTCCCCCGACCATGCCTCATACAGCCTGATAATGGCCTTGTCTGCATTCTCGCAGCGCACCGCAAAATCAGCAATGCGCTTATTGGTCTTTTCAAAGTCCCATTCTTTTGATACGCCCGACTTATTGTCGCTGGTGCTTGCCCCCAGGATGGACTCGAGCCCGCTCATGCGGAACATCTCTTTCACGCATCGGTCCATTTGCCCCGTCAACATGTCCGCCGGGGCTGCTGCCGGTGCGATGAATGTCGGCGTGTGCGTGCTCTCCGGCGGATAGGCAAGGACGTTGTTCGTCCCGATGGTGATATCATCCGTCCCGGGGTCTGGGATGGTCAGAATGTTGAACGCCTGATCCCTCAGAATTTGCGCATGCCATGAGCAAAGCTGATACAGGAAGTAGTTAGTCTGTACCACAGAAACGTATTCAGACGGCGGCTTTATGATCCGCTTGTCGGTGTTTCGTGCGAGCCACTGCACCACAGGGACCACCCCGAGCGGGTTCACACCGGTTTCCTTGCTTCCCACCCCGCTGGTGATTGACCACTCCTCCGCCGTCCATGTGTGAGTGCGGGACGTCTCTGTGTATGCCCCGCTGCGAATACGCTCCTCATACTGAAACATGGTCAGGCGGCCATAGTCATCTATCTTCCAGTCCCTGATCTGCATCGGGGATACGACCTTCAAGAAGGGGAAGTGCCGATTTCGCACCGCAGCGGAAAGCGTCCCTTCCATTTCGTCTGAATTGTCTACGACAATATAGGCCGCTCCGTACAATTTTGCTATGAGCGCTGCACTTTTGCAGAAGTCCTGGTAGCTTGTCCCCGCTCGGTCGCAATCTTCAATGAACCCATTGAACATTTCAGAATTTCGGTATTCCCGGCGCACTTCGTCTTTGAAAATAGGGTCTACCATCGCATTGACGATAGGGCCCGTGTAGTTCCAGTAGTACGCCAGCTTCTTGCGGTTCGTGAAATTCTCTACCGACTCTCTCGGGTGCTGGATAAGCCCCCGCCCCTGCATGAATAATCCGGTCCCATAATAGGCATCATGGATCATCATGTATTCGTCGTCTCCGGGCAGGTTGATTAGCAACTGGCCTTGTAAATCTGCCATAGTCCCCCCTTAGTAAATATTCGACCTCTTCGCCTTGATATGCCGTTCGCCTGTGCCATATCTCACGGCATCGATGCAATGGTTATTTTTATCGGGATAGTCCGCCTTGAATCCACCATGTTTATCCGGCTCCAGTGCATACCCGGTGAACTCTTTGTAAGTGTGTGGGCATCTCTTCGGGTCAATATAAATGGTGTCTATATCATCGGTGAGGTATTGTGTCGTAGTTCTCACGGAGTTTGGCCCCTTTACGCACGGCATGGCCCGCACCCCCATCTCTCTGATAGCATTGATAGAGCGCAGGTCCGCACTATCACAGATGACGGGGCAAGGCAGGTGCCTTCCCAAAATATAACGGCCTATCATGTCATTGTTGATATGGAGGCCGTACTTCTCGTGGTATATGTAGATTGTCTTTCTCGCCTTGTCGAACTGGAATTCGACGTAGGCTAATGGGTCAATCGACCAGCCCCAGTCAAGGCCAGCATGGATCCGGTCAAACTGGGAAATCATCTCATCCGTCATGGAAAGGGCTTTGACATTGCGGAAGATCTCACCGCCTGTGCCGATAGGCACGCCCATATACTGCCATTTCCACTTGTCGGGGTGCCGCTCTTTCATGTCCTCTGCTTCGAGGAAAAACGGCTCCCCTATCCATTCTCGCGGCACATCCAGATAGCACGACTTTTGGACTACTCTATTCGCCTTCGGAATCACGCACTCTGAATTTACCCAGTTATTGATAGACTCGGGCGGGTTATAGCTGTAAAACTCCCAAAAATCGGAACCCCCACGCATGATAGACTGCAAAGCATTGTTGATTTCGTCCATGGATGAAAATTCGGATAACTCTTCGAACCATCCATAGGCTAGATATCCCTTTGGGATCTTGACGGATTTCAGCTTTTCGACATCGTCCAGCCCTCGAAATATTACCTTGTTGCCGTATGGTCTGTATGTCATAGACAATGGGGATACTTTGATATCCCAATACTTTGCCACGCCCAGCATGTTAATAGCCCACTCGAGCTGCGCGAATACTGATTCACGAAGCGTTGCTCCTACCTTTCGCAATGCGATGGCATGAACTCCAGGCGTTCGCATCAATCCCAGAATGATTTCTACAGAAATAAAGGAGGACTTGGTGCCACCTCGTCCACCCGGTAACCAATAATGCGTATACTCATGCTTCTTGATTTGTTGGTGCATCTTCCAGAATACAGGGGCTATGAGCTGCTTAATACTCGTCCGCATGGCTCTTTACCTCCACAGTCGGTACATCATCCACAATGGAAACTGCGTCTTCTGCGCTCGCTGCTTCCTCTGGCTCGTCCTTCTGCCCTAGGTAATTCTTCCCGAGGAAGATGGCCATGGCTGCGCTCCGTTCGGCTAACCTCAGTTGCTTCCGTCTGAGGGAAATCTTACCAATTTGTCGCTTTTCTCGAAAAACTTGGGAAAATCGCTTGCCTTCGTATGTCTCCCTGCACCATCTAGCAATGGTCTTGTGGTCACAACTGAAGAACGCTTCCATTTCCTCTAGTGTGCACTGTAGCCCGCATAGCTGCTCGAACAGCTGCTTGTCTATGTACTTTTTAGGCCTGCCGCCCTTTCCCTTCGTTTTTGTCTCTTCTCCTGCCATGCCTTTCCCTCCCTCTAAATGAACATGGGGTCAGCGCACGGTCTCCGCATTTCCTCCATTATTTTATTCGGTCCCGTCATTCGACACGGAATATCACACATGCTCATGTCAGTATGAAAGGCCTTCTTCTTCTCGAGAATATCCCTATCGAGAATATGCCCTACAATCTCATACGGTTTGTGGCAGCAGTACATGACGTGCCCTGTCTCATCTATGGCGATCTGAGCCATGCTGGCGGCACATGAGGTAAACCGTGTATGCAGTTCATCCCATTTGTAATTCATCACTACGCGAGGATCCTCGCGGGAAAGTTTTTGTAGAAACTCGATGATCTTTCTCGGGTCTTCCTTCCACTTGTATTTTCCAAGTGTGCTTTCGATTGGACGGAATACCATGTAGTCCACATCCAGCCCCTGATAGGCCTTGTAGAACCTCACGACAGCGCCTACACTGTCGGCTACACACTGTATCCCGACTTTCGTCTGGACTTTATTTTTCCTCTTCCACCATCCGTAAGCCTTGATATTCTCCATTACCTTCTCCCATGCGTCTACGCCACGAATCTTTCGATATTCCCCGCGGCAGGCTCCATCAAGGCTGATTTTGAGATACACAGGACGAATCAGTTCCAGCCGATTGAAATTGGTGTTAATCCCATAGGGAAAATTATGCTCTTCTAAGAACGCCGTGATTTCACTGAAGTCTGGATTTACAGTGGGCTCGCCTCCCCCAGTCAGGATAATTCCTTTAACTCCAATCTCTTTCAAGCGGATCAGGTACAGCTTGAAATCTTCCGCTCTCATGTATCTCAGAGTCTTCTTGAGCTCTTTCCACCGGCCATAAGCACAGTACTGGCAATGGTTATTACAATAATTGGTCAAGAAAATGTCTGCCGTCACGGGTGTCCCGTTTCGTATACTGTCCAGATTAGCCAGCACCTTCCCACTACTAATCACTTTTTCCACCTCTCGTTAATAATCATCGGCACCGCACCCCCCCATGAAATATGATGATGGATGCGTCCATGACCGGAATTCAAATAGGATACCTTGATGCAGTTCGGAGCAAAGACCACACTCGAAAATGGCTTAATGTAGCCGCCGCTTTCCTTATATGCTTCTGTCATGCCTCCGGGCTGCTGCTGCGTCGCCATTGGCCGGATATAATGCTTGGTGTATGTAAACAGCAATCCCCCGCGGCTGCCAAGTGTCACGTATGTCGAAACATCTTCGTTCTGCTTCCCTACAAAGTGCACACGCCTATCCGTTCGACAGAAGAAAGAATTCATACACTTTCTCGTGAGCCCTTTATAGAAAAACGGGTTCCCTGCCCCACCGATATAGTCCCCTCCCTGCGCAAAGGCAATGGTCATCGCTGGTGTAGTGTCCAAAAAATCCATCATAGCATCAAAGCTTTCATCCAGATGATAGTGCTCCCTTGTATACAACACTCCATCTTTTTCTTCCCTGTAGCCAAAATAGGCATAGTCATCATCACACTGCATAAAGTGAGTCAAGCCCAGCCGATCCGCAATGTCATAGCTCGCATTGCGGGCATAAACTATTGCCCGCATTTCCTTGTCATTGTTGATCCCTGTGTCAATTTCCTTTGCATAGGCAGGTTTATCAAACACTTCCACCATGCCAGGATAATTCTTTCGGTATTCGGGAAGTTGTGGGTCGAGGTTGTCACAGATAATCTTGATGTCACCAGTGTATCCATATTTTCGCAAGGTCTTGACTGTGATGACATTATCCGCACGGCCATTTGACAGGATAAAAACGGCAAACTTCTTGTGCCTCATCCCCTGCGGCTGCGGCTCTCTATTCGTCATTATTGACTATATCCTCCAAGCTCTTACTTAATCTCACATAACCGTTAGCTAACGCATTATCATAGTCAATGATGACAAGGGCAGACCTCTCCATGAGCTCCTGCACGGCCTTGTCTGCATGGGCATACCGTTCTGCAATGTTCTTGTAGTTGAAGACGATGTGCCTAGAGGCTGCCAGCCTCAAGAACTCTTTCTCATCCTCTGGAATATCCGCCTCATTGATTTCTTCCACGAGGGCATCGTACTTCGCTCTGTCTACACAGTCGGAAATCTCCGGCTCAGCACCTGTGATCTCATACTGCGGCACATTGACTTTTTGCGTATATTTTTCTGCAGGATCATTCTTGAGGTCCTTCTCCAGAAACCCAAAATCACTCATATCAATGTTCAGAATGCCATTCAGCTCTTCCGCAAGTGCCTCGTCATCCCACTCTGCTTTCTCCGCCACTTTATTGTCGGCGAGGCGGAGTGCCTTCACTTGCTCCGGCGTAAGGTCGGCTGCTACGATGCAGGGGCAAGTCTCAAGCCCGATCTTCTTGGCTGCCTTCAGTCGGGTGTGCCCGCAAATGATGACGTGATTCGCATCAACAATAATCGGACTTTTGAATCCGAAGTCGCGAATACTGTTCATGACGCCCTTGACCGCCTTGTCATTGATTCTCGGGTTATTTTCATAAGGGATGATGTCACTAGTCTTTAAATCTACGATTTCCATGAAGACACGCTCCGCTATTTGCACACGAAAAAGCACCCATCTTTCGATGAGTGCTCTCGGAATAATCTATGCCAGGGGGTGGTTGTGGGGTCTTCCCCTGACAAGTAGGAGGAGATATCTCTGGGAATGCAGGTCCCTTCATCAACATCTCATACTAGCATTTTAGCACTTTTCAACACGATAAAAAGTATCCTTTTCCGCTGAGGCTATTTTACCGCACGGAGGGGGCCTCTCTCAAAGCCATGTAAAACTACA